ATGCTGTTCGCCCTGTGTTCATCTTCAGTGATAGCGAGCCTGGTTATCGGGTGATCGTTCCGTTCTACAAGATCGCAGACAACATCGTGAAGGCGAACCGAGCAAAGGAGTTCGCCAGCGCGATGGATCAGGCACTGTCGACAGCCCGGGGCTGACGGGCAGGGCAGGGGGTACCGCCCCCCCCTTTGGGTCCTTCCCCAGGCCCCGACCCCATGCGGGTAATTCGGGCCCCGCGCGCCAAATATGTATGACCTTTTTCCCACGGTTGGTTGTTGTTTAGTCATGGCCAAAAACGAAACAACCAAACAGCGCGGCTGGTTGAACAAATCCGAGATGGCTTCGAGCCTGGGGATTTCGCCGCAAGCCTTTGACAAATGGGGAGTTGCGCCTGTCGCCCGCATCGGTCGCGAGGCGTTCTACACCGTGCAGAACGTGGTCGAAAACCGCGTCGAACATTCGCAACGGAAACAACAACCGGCGGGTGAGGGAACCGAAGGTCTCGATCCGCTGATCGAGTACAAGCTGCTCGAAGAGCGTCGCGGCCTGACCGCCGCCCAACGAATTGCCCAGGAGAAGAAGAACCTGGTGCTGGACAAGCAGCTGGTCCCGGTCCCGTTCGCCACATTTGCCCTTGCCAAAATCGCCGCACAGATCGGCTCGAAACTGGACACCGTCGGCAAGACCGTCACTCGGCGTCACCCGGAGGTTGACCCTCGAATCATCGAGTCGGTGGAGCGGGAGATCGCGCTTGCTCGAAATATTGCAGCCAGCTTTGGCGAGCAACTTCCGGAATTATTAGATGAGTACGTTGAGTCCATGGCTGAATGATCTGCGCAAGTCGATCAAGCTAGGACTCCAGGCGCTCTATAAAGAACCACCGCAAACCGCCGTCGAATGGGCGGATGCAAATTTCTACATGTCCGCCGAGTCCTCCTACAACGAGGGCAAGTGGACGACCGAGCCGTTCCAGGTCGCGATCCTGAACAGCATGGGCAATGACCTGATCAACGTCGTCAATTTCATCAAGTCGGCGCGGATCGGTTACACCAAGCTGTTGATGGCGAACATCGGCTACAAGATTCAGCACAAGCGCCGCAACGTCATGATGTGGAGTCCGACGGACCCGGATGCCGAGGACATCAGCAAAAGCCACATCAACGGCATGATCCGTGACGTTCCTGTGTTGGGCGACCTGGCCCCGTGGTTCGGGCGCAAACACAGCGACAACACTCTCGACCAGAAGATATTCGCGAACCGGCGAACACTCTGGATCCGGGGCGGAAAGGCCTCGCGCAACTACCGTGAGAAATCCGCCGACGAAGTGATCTACGACGAGCTCTCGAACTTTGACGAAAGCGTCGAAGGCGAGGGCGCTCCGATCACCCTGGGCGACAAGCGACTCAATGGTGCGATCTATCCGAAGTCGATTCGCGGCTCGACGCCGAAGCGTGTGGGCTCCTGCCAGATCACCAAGGCCGTTGAAGAGTCACCCTACCTGCTGAAGTTTCATATCAACTGCCCGCACTGCCGGCAGGAACAGACGCTGAAGTGGGGCGGCAAGGATTGTGAGTTCGGCCTGAAGTGGGAAAAGAACGCACTCGGTGAAGCCGAGAAAGCCTGGTACGTGTGCGAGCACACTGCCTGTGTCATCTGGCACAACGAAATGGTCGAGGCGTCCAAGACAGGGCGGTGGATCTGCGAGCACACCGGCATCTGGACCCGCGACGGCATGGACTGGTATGGGGTCGATGATGAAATCATCCGCACCCCGCGCTCAGTCAGCTTCAGCATCTGGGCGATCTACAGCACCTGGAGTACGTGGCTCAGCCTGGCCGAAGAATGGCTGAAGGTGAAAGGCGATGTATCGAAGCTGATCACCTTCATCAACACCACCCGCGGCGAAACGTGGGACGACGACCAGGGCGAGAAGCTCGACTCGGAAGTTCTGTACGGTCGCCGCGAAATTTTTCCGCAGGTCCCGGCCCTTGGCCTGGTCCTGGTCGGCGGCATCGATACACAGGACGACCGGTTCGAGGGGCGTGTCTGGGCTTTCGGTCCAGGCGAGGAGGCTTGGCTGGTTCATCGCTTCATCCTGATGGGCGACCCTGCTAGCGAGGAATTGCGCCGCAAGGTTGGCCTTGAGCTGCACCGGCAGTTCACCCACGTGGACGGCACCATCATGAAGGTGGAGCGCTGGACCTGGGACGCCGGCGGCCACTATGCCGACGAGGTGTATGCAGAAAGCCGCAAGCACGGGGTGCACTGGGTTGTTCCAATCCGTGGCGCGACCGTCTACGGCAAGCCGATCGCGAATTTCCCGCGCACGAAGAACAAGGTTCACAAGGTCTTCCTCACCGAGGTCGGTACCGACAACGCCAAAGAGCTGCTCTACAGCCGGATGGGGCTCCCCGTCGATACAGCTGCATCCCAGGCGGGCGTGTCTCAGCCCGGGGTGGTTCACCTTCCGGCCAACGACGCGATCTGCGACGAATCGGAGGTGAAGCAACTCACCTCAGAAAAGAAAAAAGCAGCCATCTCCAAAGGCAAGCGCGTGATGCGCTGGGACAGCGGCGGCCGCCGAAACGAGGCGCTCGACTGCTTCGTGTACGCGCTCGCCGCGCTGCGCATCTGTCAGCAGCGTTTCGGCCTTGATCTCGATCTGCTGGTTGCAGCTGTCACCGGCGGCAACGAACCGGACGCTGAAGAACGGCCGCGGAAGAAATCCTCTCACTGGAATAAAAACTGATGGCCTACACGATCGAGCAATACAACGCCCTCCAGGCGGCCATCGCCGAAGGGGCGTTGTCGGTCCGCTATGCCGACAAGAGCGTCACCTACCGGTCACTCGACGAGATGATGCGGATCCTCAAGCTGATGGCCACCGAGCTTGGACTGAATGCCTGCAATGACGGCGGCCGACGCTACACCTCATTCTCCAAGGGATACTGACATGGGCATGATCGATAGCCTTTTCCCTGGGCTTGCGGCAAAGCGGTCTGAGCAGAGGTTGAAAAAGCTGCGCACGGACATGGCGCTGGACATGATCAAGCGCCGCTTCGAGGGTGCAGCCGGCGGCCGCAGGAATGATGGTTGGCGCAGTTCGGGTACCGATGCCAACGCAGAGAATGCTCCGGCTCTGGCGGTTCTGCGCAACCGAGCGCGGGACATGCGCAGGAACAACCCATATGCGGAGCGCGCCGTCACGGGTATCGCTGACAACGTGGTGGGTGCTGGTATCGTCCCACGCCCGATGGGCAAGGACCCCGACAACAAATCCCTGGTGTCTCTCTGGAAGGCGTGGGCTGAAACCACGCTATGCGATGCAGACGGCCTGGAGAATTTCTACGGCCTGCAGCACAAGATCATGGAGACCGTCGCTGAGTCTGGCGAATGCCTGCTGCGCCGACGCCGTCGATTCAGTTCCGATGGGTTGCCGGTGCCGGTTCAACTTCAGTTGCTTGAGCCGGATTTTCTCGACGAGAGCAAGGCCGATATCGTCGGCTTAAATCGGATCATCCAGGGCATTGAGTTCGATGCGTTGGGCCGACGGGTAGCGTACTGGCTGTTTGACGAGCACCCGGGCGGTAACCGTGTCTGGGGTTCGATGCAGTCGAAGCGCGTTCCCGCCGAAGACGTGATCCATATCTTCTTGCCGAAACGTCCGGGACAGGCCCGGGGCTACACCTGGTTCGCCCCCGTCATGCAGCGCATGCGCAGCTTTGACGAGATGGAAGATGCGGTGATGGAGCAGGCGAAAATCGCCTCTTGCTTCGCTGCATTCATCACCAAGGACGACAACAGCAACCCACAACTAAAGAAGCCGCCTCTGCTTGACCGGGTTGAGCCCGGGATCATCCAGGAGCTTGGCTTCGGCGAGAGCGTCAGCTTCGGCACGCCACCTTCCTTCAACGGCTACACCACCTACTCCTGGCAGCAACTACACGCCATGGCGGTGGGCCTGGGTATCCCATACGAGTTGCTGACGGCGGATCTCAAGGGCGTCAACTTTTCCAGTGGTCGTCTGGGCTGGCTCCACTTTGCCAGGCGCATCGATGTCTGGCAGTGGCGAATGCTCATCCCGCAACTATGTGACCCGGTCTGGCGCTGGTTCATGGAGGGGCAAGTGTTGTTGCCCGGTGGTGTGCGGGATGACGTTAAGGCGCAGTGGGTTCCGCCTCGGCGCGACATGGTCGACCCGAAAACTGAAACCGATAACGTCAAGGACCGCGTCCGCAATGGCCTCACAACTTGGCCCGATGCGCTGCGCGAACTAGGCGTGACCGATCCGAAACAACACGCGCAGGACATCGCCGATTCCAACGCATTGCTCGACAGCCTTGGCCTGATCCTCGACTGCGACCCGCGAATGGTTGCGGCCGCAGGCGCTGTTAGTCAGACGCCACCCCCCGAAGAGAAGACCGACGATGGCAACTCAGACACAGCCGACGACCAACAAAACGCATGAGACGCCGATGCTCAGCCTGCGCGCAGCCGTACGGCCCGGCTCGGTGGACCTTGACGCTCGCACTGTTGAACTGACCTGGACCACTGGCGCAAAAGGGCGCCGCTGGTCCTGGGACGTTGGCAGTTACATGGAAGAGCTGGAGGTCAGCGAGGATGCGGTCCGGCTCGATCGCCTCAACAACGGCGCGCCGTTCCTGAACGCCCATAACTCCTACGACCTGGACGACGTGATTGGCGTTGTAGAGAAGGCCTGGATCGAAGGGGCCGAAGGCCGTGCACTGGTTCGATTCAGTAAACGCGATGACGTCGAGAAAATCTTCAACGACGTTCAGGACGGGATTCTTCGCAACATCAGCGTCGGCTATGCGGTGCACCGATACGAGGTGACAGAAAGCGCCGACGACAAGCTACCGACCTATCTCGCTGTCGATTGGGAGCCCATGGAGCTGTCACTGGTTCCGATCGGGTTTGACGACGGCGGCAAGTTCCGAAGTGCCAAGACTGCCGACGAATACAAAGGGCAGCGTTTCAACACCATTTTTGAAGTTCGGGAGGCAAACCAGCCAACCGGAACAACGGCCGCCGTGCCTACGACCCAAGAGGAAGATGCAATGACCGAAGAAGAGAAGCGCGCGGCGGAAGAAGCGAAACGCGCGGCCGACGAAACCTTGCGCCGCGAATCCGCTGAAGCGGAGCGCAAGCGTAGCCTGAACATTCGCACCATGGCTCGCAAGGTACAACTGGATGACGAAGCCTTCATCGATGATCTGGTTGAGCGTGGTGTTTCCGTCGCCGATGCCAGCATCGCGCTGATCGACAAGGTTGCCGAGAAACAGGCCAAGGAACAGCCGAACA